GAAGGAGGGGAAGGATGAGAAACAGGTACCTGCTTCTACATTAGGTTTTATTGAAATACCATACTTCGGAAGAAAAGTCAAAATAGCTGGAGACAGAACATTTGCAGAGTGGAACGTAACAGTCATGAATGATGAAGACTTCTTAATCAGAAACGCAATGGAAGAGTGGATGCAAACTATCAACTCACATCTAGGAAACATAAGAGGTTTTGGATCAGCAGCAGATTTAGAATATAAATCAAGTGCACAAGTTATTCAATATAGTAAAACAGGTGTACCAATCAGAGAATATACCTTCAATGGTATCTTCCCAGTTAACATAACTGAGATGGAAGTTGATTGGAACGCTACTGATATTATTCAAGAATTCCAGGTAACATTCCAGTACGACTGGTGGGAAATATCTGGTGGTTCTACAGGAAACGCAGGCGGAAACTAGAAATAAAGGCAACTTAACCGTTGCCTTTATATCTTTATGGGGATATAATAGTATCCTTATAAATATATTATGAGGTAAACATGGCAGAACTATTCGGTTTCGAAATCAAAAGAAAAACCACAGACAATGATCTGGGTTCTTTCGTTCCAAAATCAGAAGACGACGGTGCAGTAGTAGTTGCTGAGGGTGGCGTATATGGTCAATATGTTGATCTAGAACATACTTCTAAGACAGAAGGAGAGCTAGTAACAAGATATAGAAAGATGGCTATGCAACCTGAATGCGAGAATGCTATTGATGATGTTGTTAATGAATCCATAGTTTACGATCCCGAATCACACACAGTCGAGTTAGACTTAGATCAAGTCCAAGTTTCAGATAGCATCAAGAAAAAAATACAAGAAGAGTTTCATGTTGTCAAAGATTTATTGGACTTTGAAAGACAATCTTATGAGATATTCAGACATTGGTATATTGACGGTAGATTATATTATCATGTTATCATTGATGAGGCAAACGTCCAAAATGGTATACAGGAACTAAGATATATTGATCCTAGAAGAATCCGAAAGGTAAGGCAAGTCAAAAAGAAAAATAAAGGACAAGGGCCAAATAGGATACAATTACAACAAACAAAACAAGAGTACTATCTATATAACGAGAAAGGCTTTAAAGGTGGGCCAGGAGTTGTTAATCCCGCTCAAGGTACTACACAAGGCTTAAAGATAGCTAAAGATAGTATATTACATTGCACATCTGGTTTGATGAGTGAAGATAATAAAATGGTATTATCTCATTTACATAAAGCAATTAAACCTTTAAACCAACTTAGAGTACTCGAAGACGCAACAGTCATCTATAGGATTTCAAGAGCACCAGAGAGAAGAATATTCTATATCGACGTTGGTAATCTACCAAAGATAAAGGCTGAACAATACTTAAGAGATATGATGGCCAAGCACAAGAATAGACTTGTGTATGATGCTACAACTGGTGAACTTAGAGACGATAGAAAGTTCATGACTATGTTAGAGGATTATTGGCTACCAAGAAGAGAAGGCGGGAAGGGTACTGAAATAACTACTCTTCCAGCTGGACAGAACCTTGGAGAGATGGACGACGTTCTATATTTCCAAAAGAAACTATACAGATCATTAAATGTTCCTGTTTCAAGATTAGAAGCAGAAACAGGTTTTGCTATAGGTAGAGCTTCAGAGATATCAAGAGACGAGATAAAGTTTCAGAAGTTTATAGCAAGAATAAGACTAAAGTTTTCAAGATTATTTGAAACAGCTTTAGAAAAACAATTAATTCTTAAAGGTATAATCACACCTGATGATTGGCCTACACTAAGAAGAGAAATGAGATATGACTTTGTTACAGATAGTCATTTCTCAGAACTAAAAGAACTTGAAATCTTCAGAGAAAAACTTGGAGCTGTCAATGACGTGGATCCATACTTAGGAAAATACTATAGTAGCCATTGGGTTAAAAAGAATCTTCTTAAGCAAACTGAAGATGAAATTGAAGAAATGCAAGCAGAAATGGAGGCAGATGCCGAAGCTGAGCAGGAAAGAAACGACGCTATGCCGCAAATGGAACCAGAAATGGAGCCAGATTCTGGTGAAGAACCGCCTGAACAGTCAAATGGTTACCCTGAAGCACCTCCGGAGCAAGCGTAAGATATATAAATATAATAGGAGAATATTATGGCAGATAATGCAACAGCAAAAGATGTGGTTGATTTGGCAATGGATGACAAGCCAAATGCAGCTGGTGAAGCATTAAATGATATCTTGCTAAATAAAGTAGGCGAGAAAGTATCAGCAATGAAGGATCAAATATCAAATGATATGTTTGGTCAAGAGATGCCAGAGCCAGTTGAAGACGAAGAAGACGTCGAGGTTCAACCTGAGTTAGACTTAGAACCTAATGAAGAAGAAGGTGAAGAGTATGAAGCAGATCAAGAACTTATAGATGAACCAGCTGATGAAGATGAGAGTGAAGAGGAAGAACAACCTGAGCAATCAGACGAAGAAGAGGAAGAATAATGAAATCACTTAGACAAATAGTCGAGTTAAAAAAGATAGACTTAGTCCCTGATCCAGAATTACAAGCTGGAACAGTATCCAATTATGCTAATCCTAAATCAGACGCAGAAAGAAGATTTGTAGAAAAGCATGTAGACTCTATACAAAAAACACTACATCCAGCATTTAAAAATGAAGCAGAACAAAAAGCAGTATTCAGCGGTACAGTAGAAAAAGATACTACTCATGACTTAGCTGGTGCTGGCCATTATAAAGATGGCGAAGATGCTGCAGTATATGAAGCAGCAGAAGCAGCAGTTGACTTTGTAAGAGATAACTTAACAGAGGATAACTTAGAAGCATACGACGAATTACTAGACAATGATCCAGAAGCAGCAGTAGAGTTTGCAATGGAAACAATTCAAGAAATGGCAGGAGACGAAGATGCCTAATATTATAAAATTGAAAGGCAGTGAGTTTACAGCACCAACAGACTTAGCAAATGCTAATACAGCATTTGATTCAACAGTAGTAAAAGCATATCATTCATCAGCATTAACTGTAACAGTTGTTACATCTGCTAATGCTGCAATAGGTAATACTACTTTAGAAGCTGGCTCACATTATATACAAAAGGCTCCAAGCGATAAAATTTATGCTAGCGCTGGTAAGTTTACACCAGTAGCATTTACTAATTAGGAGAAACAATGAAGCTAATTGCAGAAACTAACTTTGATAATGTAAACGTGAACATAACAGAAGCCGCTGATGGCAAAGGTAAGAATTATTTTATCGAAGGTATTTTCATGCAAGGTGGCATAAAGAACAGAAACGGTCGAATGTATCCAATGGAAACATTAGACAAAGAAGTAAATCGATATAACGATACTTTCATTAAGCAGAACAGAGCTTATGGTGAACTTGGTCATCCAGAAGGACCAACTATTAATTTAGAAAGAGTTTCTCATATGATGAAAGACCTTCATAGAGAAGGAAACAATTATGTCGGTAAAGCAAAAATCATGGATACTCCATATGGTAAGATTGTAAAATCTTTAATTGATGAAGGTGCCAACTTAGGTGTTTCATCAAGAGGTATGGGGTCTCTAAGACTAAACAGTGATGGAATCAATGAAGTACAGGGTGATTTCCAACTTGCTACTGCAGGTGATATTGTCGCTGATCCTTCTGCACCAAATGCATTTGTAAATGGTGTTATGGAAGGTGTAGAGTGGGTTTACGACGCCGCTACTAACTCTTGGCAAAGCCAAGCAGTTATAGAGGAAGTAGTAAGAACTGGGAACGAATCAATCAAGAAATTGAATGAAAATTCAATAAAATTGTTTGAAAAATTCCTAAATACCCTGTAAACCTATAATTTATAAATAATATACACATAAGTATAGACTCAAACTACGAGGAGAAAAAAATGGCTAATGAACTAGAAAGTTCGAATCAAACAGAGATCGAAGCTGTGGCCGAAGAGCAAGTTGAACTTGACGAGTTTAAGGCCAGCGGTGAGAATTCAGCTGTCGCTGATCCTGTGGTTAAAGGAAGCAATAAAAGACCTGCAGATAAAGCTGCTGGTTTTACAGCACCTAACCCAGGTGGTTCAAGCGAGAAATCAGGATCTGAGTCAAAAGGTGAAGATTTAATATCTGCTAAAGGTAATCAATCTCCTAAGCGTAAAGCTGATAAAGCTGGCGGCGAAGGTAAAATTGGTGGACCATCAGGAGATGCTGAATCAGTAACACCTGGTCAACAAGGATCAAAAGGTATGGCACCAGGACATGGTGGCGGAGTTAAGGAAGATATAGATGCTATCTTTGGAGAGGAACTCGACGAAGAATTAAGAGAGAAAGCAGAAACAGTATTTGAAGCTGCTGTAAACGCAAGAGTATCTGAAATCAACGAAACATATTCAAAAGCATTTGACGAGCAATTAGCAGAAGCTAAAGAAGAGCTTGCTGAAGATATGACTACTAAAGTAGATGATTACATCAACTACCTAAGTGAACAGTGGATGGAAGAGAATCAAGTTGCTATAGAGAGCTCACTTAAAGTTGAAGTAGCAGAATCCTTCATGAACGGCCTTAGAGGTCTTATGGAAGCACACAATGTAGTAATTCCAGAAGACGCTGATTCAGATGTACTCACAGACATGCAGAGTCGTATCGAAGAATTAGAATCAAAATTAGAAGAAGAAACATCTTCTAAAATAGCATTGGGTAACGATTTAATCGAAGCTCAAGTACAGAACATTTTTGCTGAAGCTACAGATGGCTTAGCAGAAACCCAAATTGAAAAACTCCGTGCTCTATCGGAAGGTTTAGATTATGATAACGTCGAAGATTTTGAGAAGAAGTTAAACACTTTGAAAGAATCATATTTCGACAATAAGGCGGCTATATCTTCAGACGTTGAAGATTCGGACCCAGTTGAATTAGATGAGGAAACTCAACCTAAGTTAACAGGATCCATAGCTAATTATTCAGACGCAATTTCGCGTACTGTTAGAAAATAACGTTAGGTAAAATAAGAGAGGCAACAATGCAATACCAATACGAAGAACTACAGTCCAAATGGCAACCGATAATTGAGCATGCTGACCTACCTGAGATAGGGGACAGTCACAAGAAATCAGTTACCGCTGTATGTTTGGAAAACACTGAGAAGGCTCTTAAAGAAGAACAAGGATTTGGTCCTTCATCTTTATTAGAGGCTGCTCCAGCTAACTCTACTGGTTCAAACATACCCTTC